GCCCTCCAACCTAAACTTTAGGGTTTAGGCGCAAGCCGAAACTGGCAACCAGCAACAGCTTTCGCTGTCACTGGAAAACAGGTTCGTCTCGGGAATCCAGCGAACTCGCGTTCGCCAGGTCCCCTTCGACGTATTGTTAGCGTAACCCTTCAGATTTGGGTTGCGGTTTACAAAACGTCGAAGCTTATACGCATACATTGCGTCCTCACGTGCCTCAGTTAACCGAGGAACGTAGTCCAGAACATGGCACCTAAAGCCATGATTCTGGTCCTTCTGAAATTCAGAAAGGGGTCGCAAGAAGCCACCGTCCTCCACAAGTCCTTGTGGGACTCGAGGGAACGGCCTGAGTGGATAAGCATTATTAAACACTCGGCAGGCTTTAGAGAAGATGGATGAACCGTCTTTTCGAAGCGTGCGGCCAGCCAACCGTGTTAAGCGGTTGTGTGCGCGTATAATCTCAGAAGGATGTTTCACAACCTCCTTCTGGTAGACGGGCGTCACATCGATACCCTTATGGAAGTGCTTCCCACAGGATTCGAAGAAGTTACCGTCTCTGAATGACTTCTTCTCGTTTACCGAGAAACCGCAGAACTCGAGTATTTCTACAACGGGTTCATAGGTCGATCGTTCAACGATTATGTCGTCACCATAGACAGTAACACCGTCTACGCTGCCATGAAGCTCTGCAACTGAACTCGCGAGAGCCCAGAAAATCAGAGTCTCAAGCTCGAAACAGAACGCATTTCCCATGGACGCGAACTTTTCAGTTCGAACCCATTCTCCATCAACCTGAGTTTCAGGCGAACGGAGATCGTCTAGGAAGTGCGCCCAATCGATCGGCAGCAGATAAAAGACCAATTCTCGAGATATGGTGTCGGACGCAGCGCTCAAGTCGAGCGTTGATAACCTTTGCAAGTACGCATCACGCGCACGAGCTTGGTTAATGGATTGGTCATCCAGATCGACACCAAATCGCTTCAACCGACGGCGCATATAACTGTGAACACCTTGCTGGAGAAATGAATTTCCAGTAGGCTCCGCAGCGATGCACCTGTCAGTCTTAGCGCTCTTCGGAACCGTTAAGAACCTCGACCCCCTAACCACCTTAAAACACGATGGAAGGAGATTGAGCGGCCCATTAGGGATTGCTCCCAAGAAACAGGCAGCCCAGTGAGGGTCAGAATTCACAACCGCACGAAGGTACGGAAGTGCTTTCTCGGTTACGGAGATGGCTTGCGTCATCTTCTTGTCCGGCGATGCTTCCTCACGACAAAGGTCGAAGGTAGCGCCGGGACCCCACTTGCAACCACCTAGCACCACGGGGAACCGAAGGTTTCCAAGAACAGCGGCTATTTTACGTTGCGCGCCGTAAAGCGCAGCTTCAACGCGACCCGTAGAAGGTCGGAGCCGTAAGTTCCTAAAGGAAACATTCGTGTCGTAGCACTTGGTCTCGCTAAGTTTCCACTTATCGAGGGCGACTTTTCGCGGATCTAACTTGACGTTCAACCCCTTGTACTTTGAAAGGTACTCGGTAATGAAGTAGTCAAGCTGGAATTTGCTTGAGTCATCAGTCGCAATATCCGGCAAGGGCAGCTCCAAAAGAGCGTCCTGGTTGTATTTGAAACACAACCACACGGATAAGGCCCTAGGTGTATCTATACGCTCGCAGAGAGACTGAACAACAGTCTCTAAAACATCGCTGTTCCTGCGTTGCATTTAGAGCACCTCCCGTTAGAACGGTGTGACCAACGTCTCTACTAGCGAAACCAGTTGGGTTTCGTTTTGGAGGTTGTAGGTCATCTTACGCAGATCCTTTCGGTTCTGCAAAGAACTCCGTTCCGGCATCACATATTCCACAAAGCTCCGTGGAACATATGAGATCGTCGGCGCAGGAGCAATCCCAGAAACCGTGTTATTAGTCACGTTTTCCAGGGCGGGCTCATGCAGTCCGATAACGGCGCGATAGGTTCGCTGATTCGAGTTCTGACCGGCCGCTCCAACGGGAGGGCGCTTCAGCTGATAGCTGATACGCCAATACCCAATGGGAGAGGCTTGGGACTGATCCTCGAACCAGAAAACACCAGCGCTATCCGGGCCAAGAGGCACGAAAGTATGGTTCACAGGAGTTCCCTGTGCGTCCGCAAGGACAATGTTGCTAGCTGCCACGAGTCACCTCGTTTGAAACCGCCTAGCGGCGGTATGGTTTAAAAGCCCTGTCCAGAATTTGCGACAGGAGGGCTCCTGCAGAAATGATTCTCTGCGAGGAGAGATCCACCTTAAAGGTGGGTTTGCGTGGTAATGGCCACGATGTCAGCTTATAGCGGTTGAAATCCAACTTTCGGATAGATCCGCTAACCGAACCGTAAGTGTATTTATAATTGCTTGATACGTAGGAGTACGGTAGTTTCACCGTCTCTTTCGCATCATACACGTAAAGTTCGGATACGTATCCGTGCTTGAAAGCAGAGCCATAAAGAAGCCCTGTTTCCATAGCCCGAAGCCATGAGCCGATATCGTAAAACCAGTCTACTACAAAGGAATATGGGATCAACTCCCATCCGAGAGAAATCGGGTTAAGACTCGACCAACGAGCCGGGTCAAAACTCGGTACCTCGTACGTCACGCAGATTGTGCATGACGTCTTCCCTTTGCCTTCGGCCACAACAATTGGCTTGAAGCTCGAGGAAATAATTTCTCGTGTAGTAGTCCCGTTGACCATTATAGGTATGGTTGCACGCACCCGAAGCTTCTCGAGTTTGTTTAAGACAACACGAATGGACTCGTCAGCGGCGCGAAATACGTCACCGACGAGCGGTTTCCATCCGTACTGCCATTGCAACCAACCATTGGCTAAATCTCTAGGGTCTCCAAGTAGCGGACGCTTGGCAAAGTCAGTTACTTTCTTCAAAGACTTTACCATCCGATACGTGGCCCCGGCCTCGGCTAATGCAACTCCGAGGTCGAGTTCGCCGCGAGCTTTGGCATTGAGCTTTTCCAAAGCTGCATTGTAGACCGTAGATTTATCCCATGCTGGGGCATCAGGCGCAAGGCCGGATGTCACATTTCCATAGTGCTTGTACGACCAGCCACCGAATAGATAGTCCTCGAGAATTAAACCTCTCCAGGTCGACCTATTAACAACTGTATAATACCAGTTGTTTGGATCTTTGTGGTTACCATTCACAATAGGTCCACATGTGACAACGTGCGTGTTGCCAGTACGATTTACCTGCGTAACGTTCTGCTTTGTAGCAGAAACGGTTTGCGGGATGTACCAGTAATCGGCACGGGCCGTCAAGTTCTTTGGCTGCATAAGATAATTAGCTAAGGGGTTGTTGAAGCACTTGGTTAACGATGAACCAGATCACGGCGCAAATCAAGCCGGTGAAAAGGTCAAAGGGAACCTTGTACATAAACACCTCTTTCGCTGACCACGATGCTCCACGCGGAGCACCGTAAAGTACCCGCTCCCCGAGAGAGGACGGGCGCTTTGAAGTACGACCAAACGTCCGAGGCGTGCAAGATCACTTGTGCAACTTGGTACTCGTCCTGCGCCTTGAAACAGAAGGAGCCGTCGGTCTTTCTTGCGAAGGACCTATAGCTGTCTCCTGATCGCGACGCCAGGGTCGAACCCAAATGCATAGCGATCTCAGCACATCGAGGACAATTGGAAGCCACTTCATCGCGCCTTTCTCTCTTAGGTTAGCCTTGCACCGGGGTTCGTGCTAAGTCCCGAAGCTGGCGAACCGCTTCAGCAAGATCGTTGTTGCTCATTTTCTCCAAAGCTTCATCCTCAGGGAGATTTAACGTCAATCCCCGATCGTGAAGAATGGTGATAAATGAGCGCAAACGAGTCAAGAGAAGCTGTCTCTCCAACTGTTGGTTCATGCTCGATACCTTAGTGAAGAAAAGACCCTTTAAAGATTTCTCGTAAAGACGCGAGATGGTTACGCAGATCCAGGATACTCATATTGTGCAAGCTCTCCAAGTTGAAGCGCGTGAAAACGCACTCCTTCTTCTCGAGAAGCGCATAATAAGTAAGAACTGTATCTACTACGCCAGATCGAATCCGCAGAGTCTTCAATGAAAGGTCTCCAAGGTTATCCTACCTAACGG